GTCGGTGTTCCAACCGGAATGCTGGTGACGAATGTCTCCTCGACCCACAAAGGCCGCTCTCGCAGGACGAGAGCGAGACGTTGGAGGGACTTGAGGCCGTGCGCCCGCGTAAGCGGACAGCAACGGCTCCAACTCCCCACGACGTTCTTGAAGGGACGTGGTCTTGTCCTCGCGGGTCTTCTCGAGGCGTCAAGGACCCGAGTCTCACACTCGTTGAAGTCCATTGCATTTCTGCAACGTTCTTCCATCAGAGCCGTGAGCTTGGATCCCTGGAGACAGATCGTGCCTTCTTTTCGACTCGAGTAGGTAGGGTGAGAGGCCACAAAGTGGTCCCTTACGCGCTGCCCGGCTCGAGAGAAGATACGATTCTGCTCCAGACGCCTCGGGAAGAGGCCCTCCCCTCTGTACGCGCCCTTCGTGGTGGGAAGCAGACTTGGATCGTAACCGCGCGAAACCGCGGCCGCGAGCCTTTGTCTTACCTTCCTACCAGCTGCCAGGCCTCTCGCTGTGTAACCGTAGCCGCCAAACTCCACTGGAAGGTGGAACAGGGCGCTGCGGTTAAGCCACGGCGAGAGGGTACTGGCCACCCGTTCTTGCCTGCGCAAGTGCCGACGCTGAATCAGTGGTGTTGCAACCACTGGTCGAGCGCCGCCCGGCGCCGGGCAAGCAGGAACGGCGAAGAAACGTGTGCGCTTCTCCTTCCCTCTTTTCGTCGCTGGAATACCAAGTCCCTCGCAGAAGGTGAAACAACCTTGAGAGACGAAGGTCTTCGAGACGTTGAGGCTGGCGCCGACCAGAGAAAGAGCGAGACCGTACTCATGCAACTGAGCACGGAGCTCCTTCTCCGATCTGGCGACGCCAACCGCATCGTCTCCCCGGACACGAGCGTGCTGGAACGCGCTCGATGCCCAGGCAGAAACCCAGGAAAGGACGGTGAAGCTGAGGGGAGTGCCCATCGGACTTCCTCTCCTCCACAGCCAAGTAGTGCACTTCCCTTCGGGCGAAGTGTACTCCCACTGGTGGAGAGGATCGAGTCCCAGCGACGCCTTCGCGAGTGGTGCATCCGCAGTGCGGATGCACTTGGCCTCGCGAAGCGCGTCAATGACTGCCTCTACGACGTCATGATGAAGGCCGTCCGTCGCCTTCGACATGTCAACGCTAGCGAACCAGCGGTGACATGCGTTAGGCAACGGAGGGAGGCTGCCGGGCTTGGCCTGGGACGAGTCCCAGTCCGCCTCAGGTCGCAAGTCGCACGACTCCCGGACCCAACTGCCCTCAACGTAGTTGAGAGCAGAAGGGACACCGAGAGCGCGGAACTTGTGACCTGGAGAGCGAAGTACCTCGAGGCGACAACAAGCGTTGTCGGCGTAAGACCGACGACGCCGCCGAAGCTCGAGAACTCCAAGCGCGCGGTAGCCCTCCATCATGGCATCCTCCCCACCGTCCCACACTCCTTCAAGAATCCTCCGACAGGCCTGAAGACAGAACCTGCCGAGGGAGTCCTGGGCGAATGCTTGGTAGCGCAACACCACGCTGGCTCGGAGCGGCTCGTAAGAGTCGCCGCCGCGCCAGGTGAGGTGCTTACCATGCATCCGCAACTGGGACGCACGGAGTCCGGTGGAGAGGAGGTAGCCATCCAGCCCGCCTTCAGCTGCAGACAGCTCGAAGCAGGCGCTGGAGCTCGAGGGCAGAGAGAGAGAGGTCGTCAGACGTCTCATCTTGGCGTTGTCCAAGACGTACTGACGAATCTCTCTCAAAGCCCAGTCCGATGTGGTCTCTCTCCGTTTCGAGTTCTCTATCACTCGGAGCGCCTCCTCGTGCGCACCCCGTTTCGGGGGTGGCGGAAGCGCTCGCGAGAGCCTGGAGAACGCGAAGCCGTCCAACTGGCTCCTCCATGCAAGCCTGTACAAGCAGGCGACGACATCCTTGCGGATGCCGACGTCAGCCTCAGGCAATGGAACATGGAGGGCGCCGGACCGGACGACGTGGCTCAGTTTCTTCAGAGTGATACAGACGTGTACCCAACCGCCGGGGCGTCTGAGCGACCGCTCGCACCACTCATGAAGGAACCAAGCCACACGGAGAGAAGACCAACCCGCGTGGACAAGACCAGACCAGCAAGCTGTCCAGGCTTGCTGGCCAGGAGACGATCGCCTCCTGCGGTGACGGCCGCCACGAAGTTTCGACGACGTGGCGCGCTGTTCCGCTGGGGAGGCACGAAGAAGTGACGGAAGTCGCTTCCAGGTGTCCTGCTCCAAGCGGG